GTGTATGATGTAGAAAAAGAGGTGCAAGAAATGGCAGTAAAAAAAGATGAAATAACAGGTAAATGGATGTATTATGGTTCGTACAAACTGAATGGAAAAACCAAACAATATAAGAAGCGTGGCTTTGAAAAAAAGAAGGACGCTATAAAATCAGAGATTATCTTCAAAGAGAATTTAAAAGAGCCAAACGCAACTATCACATTCAATGAATTATCTTATCAATATCAAGTATACAGTGAAAAGAGAATAAAGGAAAGTACATACTTGACACAAAGAGCTATATTGAAAATTTGGGAAGATAGATTAGGCGATTGTGAAATAAGAAAAATCACAACAAATGAAATTGAATCTGTAATAAATGAATTGTTGGAATCAATGTCTTTTTCTACAATTGTAAATTGTTATGCGAAATTCAGAGCGGTATTAAATTATGCAGTAAGGCAAGGATATATTCAAACGAATCCATGCAATAAAATTGATTTGAAGAAAGACCCAAACAAAAAAAAGAAAGATATGATGTATTGGACAGTTGAGCAATTCAACAAATTTATAGCAAATGAAAATAAACCGGTATATCATTTATTGTTTATGAATCAATTCTACATGGGAATGAGAATAGGCGAAGCGTTGGCTTTGCAATGGAAAGATGTTGACCTTATTAATAATACTATAAGAATCAACAAAACGTGGTCAAACGCTCTTAGAAAGGCTACAACGCCTAAGACAAATAACAGTTATAGAACGATTACTATGCCACAATTTCTATCTGATGAATATAAAGTTTTTAAAGAGAATATGAACGCAAATGATAATGACTATATATTCGGTATTACAGTACCTTTTTATCGAAGCTCAGTTAGAAAAGAAATGAACGAAACAATCAAGAGAACGAATATCAAGTTACAAAAAGATGAGCAGATACCTTATATAAGAATACACGATTTAAGGCACTCCTGCGCTTCTTACATGATTAATAATATAGTAACAAATGGAACAGTGAATTTCTCTGTATACGATATTGCAAAAAGATTAGGAGATAACCTTGATACAGTTCTTTCAGTATATGCTCATTGGCTACCACAAGCGGATAAAGGTATTGTACAATTTATGGAAAAGAATGCCGAATAAACCCTTTTAAAAGGGTATAGGAGGTATTTATTATGAATAAGGAAGAATTTGTAGAGTTAATTGAAAGGATGATGAATGAGTTGGACGAAAAACAAGTTAAAAAGGTGTATGAGTATACTCAAAGAATTTGGATAAACTCCACAGAGAAAAAGAGCGATTAATTTCGCTCTTTTTTATTGCAATGTAACTGAATTAACTGTTATAGGGTGAGAATGCATTCTATCCCAATTTATTCTCACGTCAAAATTGTATACTTGACCATTTGATTCGGCTTGAGATTTAACTGTAAATATATCTTCTGCTCGTCTATAATACCATTCTGTATAGTCAGAAAATGTACATTGAGAACCTACCTTTTCATTAACTGCATTTTGAACAGTATCGACAAGAAATTCTCTATCAGAATCAACTATATATTGGTCGGGTATTTTTCTATATACTTCTCCATTTTTGTATAGAATATAATCATCTTGATTAACTAACTTAACCTTTCCTTTTTTAATCGTAGTTGTGTAGTAATTTTCATATAAGTAGCATGTAGTGATTACATTACCTTCGTGCCCTGTTACTGTTACAAGACTTTTTTTAACACCGAGCTTTTTCATCACTTTATACAAAGCTTTCATATCTTTTTTTGAGATTTTATATTTTTTTAAATCTTTTGCAGTAGTTTCATATTGTATATTATTATCAAAAGCATATACATTTACAGGCATAAATAAGCCTAAACATAATACAAATGCAATGACGATTGAATATCGTCTTTTTTTATTAATTTTCATTGTCTAATTCCTTAATGATTCCATAAATGAAATCTAATAACCTTTCTTTCGTTTCTTCACTTGATTTTAGATAAGCCTTAATAAGTGGCTTTTGATTTGGGTTGATTTGGTATTCATCAATTAATTCATCAATAGTGTTATCCGGCAATTCTAGAAACATATTGCCTTTACCCTCAGTTAACCAAAAGTAATCAACATTATATTCTTTGCATATTAGTTTTATTGTTTGGTCACTAGGATTGTTTACACCTTTTTCGAGTGAATTGACACTACTTCGAGTTATACCAATCTTCTTTCCGAATTTTTCCATGCTTAGGTTCAAGTTAGACCTAATAGCATTTATTCTTTCACCTATAGTCAAATGTTTTACCTCCTCTATATTCATAATATCACAAAGAATAAACTTGTAAATTAAAATGACAAAAAACACTTTACAATGTCATTCAAAAGTACTATAATGTACTCGTAAAGTACAAATGAGTACTAAACGGAGGACAAGAAATGAAAAAGAAAGACGCAAAGGAAATTGCAAGAGATATTTTACAAGAAGCACTTGCAGTAGCTTATTACAAAATAGATGAAGAAAGCTACTCAGAAGAAGAACAAGATTTAATCAGTGAATGCTTAAGCAAAGAAGCAGAGAGAATGTTAAAGCTTGTAAATAGAGAATACATCACATTTTAGGAGGACACAAGAAATGACAAACGAAGAAATTATCCAAAACGAAAAAAAGGTACTAGGAATGGGAGAATTTGAACCATTGCACACTTTCCAAAAATGGAAAGAAATGGGATTCAAAGTTAAGAAAGGTGAGCATGCAGTAACTTGTACAAAGTTATGGAAGCCTAAAGCCAAAAAGTATACAGACACAAATGGAGAAGAAAAAGTTGAAAACAATTTCTTCTTAGCAAAAGCTTACTTATTCAAATTAAATCAAGTTGAAAGAATAGCTACTACAAATTAGTCGAAATAAGCCTTTCGGCTTATCTGCTAGAGTTGACCCACTAGCACTGATGATGACAGGTCAAAAAGAAAGATGGTGAAACAATACTAGACAAGAGAATTTTTGAAGCCTTAAGCGAGCTTAAAAAGAAAGGCTATGAGCTTTCAGAATTTCATCAAGGATATATCGCTTGTATCTTAGATGAATCGAAAAGAGGTGAGAAAAAATGAGAACATATTTCGTAACCTTCGATGTGACTGCAAATGTCACATTCGAGGTTGAAGCACATGACAGTGCAGAAGCAAAAGAAATTGCGAATCAATTAAATGTTAGTGATTTACAAGAAGTAAATGAAATCAATACTTGCGAATCTAGAATGGAGGTGTATGCAAGTGATTATTGAGTATAAAGCACTTCTAAATAAAGACGATATAATCGCTCTTTATGACTTAGATAGATACAAGTCACAAACGAAAAAAAACTACTGCTACAGTATTATGAAAGCAGTAAAAGAAGCTTACAAAAAAGAAACAGGAACTGAATGGGAAGATTCGTTTACACAAAGAAATATTCATCAAAAGGTGATTCCCACAGAAACATTCTTGAAGTGTGCTCCTGAGTTCAAAAAAAGCTTTAGGAGATAAACATGGAAGATATAAGAATGAACAGTATTCAAGATGAAGAAATGGAATTGAGCATTTATCCATTCAATCCAAAAAGAAAATATCTATCGAAAGAAGAAAAAGAGATACGCAGAGAAAAAAGGTATCAAAAAAGAATCACAAATTGCGTAAATGTAATTCTAATTACAACAATCGTGATTCTACTTATTTCAATAGCTTGTTTAGGTAAGTCGTATGCAATGTTATTTCTATAAAAAAGAGGTGCGCACTCGACAAAGCACGCACACACAAGAAATGACGTTCTTAAATTAAGAACACATACATTATATCAGATTAAAAGGAGAAACGGAAGATGGAAGAAAAGAAAATGAATGTATATGAAAAGCTATCTCATATACAAAACGAAATGAAAGTGGGGAAGAATCAATATAACAAGTTTGGTAAATATAGTTATAGGTCGGCAGAGGATATCTTAGCAGAAGCAAAAAAGATTTGTGTTAAGTATAGAGCAACTCTAATCCTTACTGATGAAATTGAAGTCATTAAAGATAGATATTATGTCGTAGCAAACGCAATCTTAAACGATTGGGATTCAAATGAATTAATTAAAGTTAAAGCAATGGCTAGAGAAGAAGAAAACAAAAAAGGAATGGACGCTTCGCAAGTAACAGGTTCATGCAGTTCATACGCTAGAAAATATGCGTTAAATGGTTTATTCAATTTAGATGATACAAAAGACGCAGATACAGATGAACAACATGAAGCGATTCAAAATGCACAAACAAAGCAACAGAAATCAGAAAACAATGACAAGTTAGATGAAATTCGTATGCGTTGTTTTAAAGCGCAAAATGAATTACAGAAGCTAGGAATTGATACGCATTCAGAAGCGTTTTGTGAGCGTTTAAAAACAGAATATAAAATCAGTTCACAAGATATTCCTAATCTAAATGGAAACGGTCTAGTGTCATTAATTAAAGCATACGGAGCTATTTACAAAGAAAATGCTAAAGCATAAGGAGGAAAGAAAAATGGAATTAGTAAACGTAACAAATGGACAAATTGAAATTCAACAGGAAGCACTGAACAAATTGAAATCATTTAATGAGTACAAAAAAGAAATGGACAAATTAGAAAAGGAAGTAAAAAAGAACATCCAAACCGCTATGGAAGAAAACGGAATCAAGCAGTTTGAAAATGATGTCGTTAAAATCACATATACTTCACCATCAACACGTACAGTGATTGATACAAAGCTAGTAGAAGAATTGGGCTTAACACATCAACTTTCTAAAGAAACGCAAGTCAAAGGAAGCGTAAGGGTGACTTGGAAATAAAACGAGATAAGTCAATACTTCAAAGTGATATGTCTAAGTGCTATGTATGCGGTTCAACATTGAATTTACATACACACGAAATTTATTTCGGTACTGCTAACAGAAAGAAATCAATTGAGCATGGGTGTTATGTAAGATTGTGTGCTAGACATCACAACATGAGCAGTGAAGGAGTACATTTCAATCACAAATTAGATATGAAGCTTAAAAAGGAATGTCAACAGGCATTTGAAGAAGTACACACAAGAAATGAATTTATGAAGATATTTCATAAGAACTATTTATAGGAGGTAAATATGTTTTCATACAATGTTATTAATAACCAAGAATCATATCCTAGAGAAATCTATTATTCACAAGCTAAAAGGATTGAAGCATTAGAAAACTATATTATGGATGAGAATTTCAATCCATATCAAGATTCATGGACGGATGTAAACAAAATGAAAGAGCTAGGAATCACAGAAGAACAAAAGGAATTGTTCAGACTTCAAAAGTTTGAAGAAATGGAGCAAATTAGATTTTGAAAACAAAGTTGATAGGTAATTTCATTCGTAAATCAAGAAACGAAGATGGAAACCTAGAAATAACATTTGAATTAACTAAGCCGATATACGAATCATACGCTCAGACACTCGAAAAAGGGGAATATAGCGTAATTATAGATTCGGTCAAGCGTTTACGTACACTTAAACAAAATGACCTTATGTGGGGCTTAATCGGAGATATATGTAGCAATGAAAACGCAAGCCATATAGATACGTGGGATATGTACTGCGAGTTCTTGAGAATGGCAAAGCAGAAGTATACATATGTTTTAGTCGTTAAAGAAGGCTACAACGATTTATGTGTTGCGCATGGAGTTAGAGCAGTACAGGCGTTAGGTACAGAAACAAGAGATAACGGAAAAGAATTTATAAAATGTAGAGTATTTATAGGTAGTTCACGAATGAGTACAAAAGAAATGGGAAATTTAATTGATTGCATATTAGATTATGCAGAACAATTAGGAATCAGTACTCAATATTATTTAGATAAAGGAATCAAGGGGGAAGAAAAATAAAATTTGTAATTAAAGGAAAGCTTGATGGATTGAATGAATATATTAATGCTTGCAGAACGAATCGTTACAAAGGAGCAGAAATGAAGAAAAAGAATGAGCGATTAGTTATGGCTTATATCTTACAGGCAGTAAATTTTGGTGAAGTTTACGAAGTTAAGGACTACCCAATTAAATTAAATATTAATTGGTATGAGCCGAATAACAAAAGAGATATAGACAATATCACATTTGCTACTAAATTCATTCAAGATTCATTAGTTAGAACAGGAATACTTGAGGATGATTCAAGAAAACACATTAATCAAGTGAATCATTCAGTATTTACAGATAAACAGAACTCAAGGATAGAAGTAGAAATTCTAGGCGGAGGTGATTAGAATAGCAGAACTAAAAAAAAGCCTACAAAGAGGTTACACTCATGTTAATAATGAGATATTTCACGATAGAGAATTATCCTATAAAGCAAAAGGCTTGTTTTGCCAAATGTTAAGTCTTCCGGATAATTGGGACTTTAAGGAAAAAAGTATTAAAGCATTGGCTACAGATGGAATATCAAGTGTTCGTTCCGGTTTAAAAGAATTAATGAATAAAGGATATTTAATTCGTGAACCTATTAGAGAAGGTAATTTAATTGTTGATTGGCAATATACATTAATAGACAATCCTCGGAATTTAGAAAATCTAAAAATAGAAAATCTAAAAATAGAAAATCTAAAATTAGAAAATCTAAACCCTATTAAATTAAATAATAATTCAACTAAAAATGAATTAAATAAAAATAATATTAATGTATGTGCACACAAACACAAATACGGAGAATTTCAACACGTTCAATTAACAGATAAAGAACACACACACCTATTAGATTTATATGGTGATTCATTAGATGAGCATATAAAGATATTAGATGAATATATTGAAACGAGTGGAAAGAAATACAAGAACCATTTACTAGTAATTCAAAAATGGGTACATGATGAATGGATGAAAAGAAATAAAGATAAGTCTATCACGCTTGATTCAAAGTTTTATGCAGAGCAACATACAAAGACAGATAAAGAAGTACAAGATGAATTTAATAGGCTTAGAGCACAACTATTTGGAGCATAGAAAGGGGATTAAATGATTAATTGGATTTGTGGAGCTATATGTGGAAGTTGTGCAACACTTCTTCTATATAGCCTATTTGTTGGAAAAAGAATTCAGGAAGAACAAGAAAAAGCCTGTAAATGTATCTACAAATATGAAGAATACAGGCGAAAGATTAGAACGCTAGAATTTCAAAAGAATGAATTAGAAAAAAGAATAGAAGCTATCAAAAACTTTGATTACTCAGATTTTGATGAGGTAAAGTAAATGGATTACATGATGTTAGAACCGTGTACAAATGAATTTAAAGGGTTTGTAAGCGACGAAAATGTAATGGATGAGTTAGGGCTAACCAAAGCACAATTTGAAGCGCACGTCATGTGTCAAAGGCTATACAAAGGATGTGTTTTAATTGAGGATGAAGCAGATGAAAAAGAAAGCGATACGGAAATGTATGAATTAATTGAAACATCCAAGACAGGTCGAAGATGGTATATTTCAAACCGTTTAAATGTAATTTCCGTTAGTAAAGATGGAGTTAAAAGCAAGATTCATCCTTCATTTGATAAAGGAGCGTATAGAGTTTGCATTAATGGGAAGATGTATCAACTTTACAGATTAGCTTATAAGACATTCATTGGTGATTTAAGCAGAAGTCACAAAGTTCGCTTAAAAGGAAAAAAACACGTTAAGAATCTATATCTTGTGAACAATGGTGTTGACGGGGGCAAAGTATGCCAAAAGAAAGTTATATTAAATGGAATTGAATATGAATCAATCGCACAATGTGCAAGGAATACAGGATATACACCTAGTGCAATATCAATTATGTTGCGTGGAATTGTAAAGAATAGTTTAGGCGTTAGATATGCAGAGGTATAGAGGATGAAAGAATTTTATTTATTAGGTATAGCGTTTGTTGTATTGGTAATTGTATATACAACACGTGATATTTGGCATGAAAGTACATTAAGAAAGCATCAAAGAGAGCTGACTGAACATTTTAGAGAAGGTTGTGAGCAAGCTTATAAAGAATTACATAGAGGTGATAAAAATGAGTAAATGCAATAGATGTAAATATGAATATTCGCCTAAATTGGATGAACCTTGTAAGTACTGCAGGGAGCGAATGGGTGAAGTAAGTTTAGCTTATCAATTGCATGCTGATAAGTTCCAACCTAAAGAAGAAGAACAACCAACAACTGAATATAACGGATGCCGTGATTGCTATTATGAATTGTTAGACGAATCAGACGCTCCTTGTTGTGAATGCAAACATCAATTCGCACCAGGGACAGATGCACGTTTAAAAGCAAAAGACTGTTTTAGGCCAAAAGAATTAAAAGCATATGATGAAGTTGACATGGTAAATCATCCAGCACATTACAACAGAGATGGAGCAATGGAGTGTATTGATGAAATGATAACTGTATTCGGTAAAGATATAGTTGCTTGTTTCTGCTTGTGCAATGTATGGAAATATAGATACAGAGCTTCAGATAAGGGACATGAAGAGGACTTATCTAAATCTGACTATTATATGGCTAAGTATAAGGAATTAATTACGGAACGCAGTGTATTAGGCTTTGAAAGTGTTATGGAGCGTGAAGAATTAGAAGATATTGTAAATAAAAAATTATATAAATTGTATTTAGAAAGAGAGATAAAGAAACATGACAAGTAAAGATTACAAAGAAAGATTAAAAGAAATGAGTATTAAAGATAAAAAGAAAATGTACTGTATAAATAAGCATGATATTGAATTAATAAAAATAATGAAAGAAATGCAAAAAAAGTTAGATGAACAAATTTTAAAATCTCATAATATTTTAGAAATTAATGAAGATTTCTTAAATATAGCAATACTTGATGAAATTGGCGAATTAACACATGAATTAAAATATGAATGGTGTTGGTGGAAAAAAGGACAAGCACCGGTTGATAAACAAAAGGTATTAGGTGAATTAGTCGATATTTGGCATTTTGTATTAAGCTATAGCAATCATTTTGTTAAAAATGATTATATTTTAGAAAAACATATGTCTAGAATTAACGACCAAATACGATTTTGTTGTGGTGAAGTAACACGAACAGGATTCGCTAATAAATTAGTTAGCTTGATAAAATGCGAAAGAACTAGAATTATAAAGATTATCTTCATTAGTTTGTTTTTAGGATTCAGTGTTGAAGATGTGTATAAAGCTTATTGTGATAAGAACAAAGTGAATTACCAAAGATTGAAAGAAGGATATTAAGATGTACAATCCAACCTATTTAAAAGCCGTTCTTATTTATGTAAAGGACAAAAAAACAGGATATATTCACATTGTTGGAACTGACCAACATGACAGATTGTATCTTGATGATGATGGAAACATCCAATATATGAATTTGCAGAATGGTGGAACAACTGAAGGAGATTATGAATTTGTACTTGATGAACAAGGACACAATCAAAGCAACCTTACATTCACTAAAGAAGAACAAGCAACATACGGATTAAGCAATATGGATGATTATTTTAATTCGATTGATTTAGAACTGTATATTGATTTAGAAACAAAAAAGAGAATCAAAGAACTAACAGAAATCAATATGCGATTAATTACAGAAAAGGAGAAATAGAATGATTAGATTACAAAACAATTATGCAATCACTTCTAGCAGTGGTTCATTCGCCCTTGTAACGTTTGTAAAAGGTAAGGATAAAGAAGGAAATGAGATAGACGTACAAAAGCCTATCTCATACCATACAACGCTAGAATCGGCTTTACAGAGCTATTCTAACAATCGTATGGCAGATTTAGTTTCTAATGTAGATTTAGACTTGAAGCAAGTTAAAGAAGCTATAAATGAGCTTAAAGAGGAATTAAAGGCATATGAATAAAAAATACGAATACAACGGAAATATTTATTGTGAAGATGATTTATCAGAAGAAATATACAACTATGGTGGAGATTTAGATGATTTATTTTCTGATTTATTGAGAAACAAAGATATTGAAGAAACTACTTATTATTCCGCTAAAGGCGCTTGTAGTTCTGATGAATATTATGAAGATTACAAAGAATTAATTAAAGAAGAATATGAAAAGTTAGGAATTGAGGTGTTACAAGGATATGAATAAATATAAAGAAGCGTTAGATGAGAATGCAAAAATTAAAGATATTTTAAGAAATTGTGAAGTAAGTGAAAGATAGAAAAGAGGTAAAAAAATGATAAACGTAGCAGTAATAGCAGGACACTTAACTAAAGATGTCGAATTGTTAAAAACACAAAACGGAAATAGCGTAGCAAAGTTTACGGTAGCAGTAAACGGATACAATGATACTACAGACTTTATTAATTGCGTGGCATGGAACAAGCTCGCAGATATTGTAAATATGTATTGTAAGAAAGGTGATTTAGTTACAGTCGAAGGAAGAATTAGTGTTAGAAATTATGAGAATCAACAAGGACAGAAAGTATATATCACTGAGGTTGTAGCTAGCAATGTACAATTACCGCCTAAAAGCGCTTCTAATGGGCAAAATTACAATTCTAATGTAAATACATATCAACAACCATATCAAGCAAATAACAACGCTTACGGCACGCAAAACACGTATGTGCAACCAAGTTTAACACAACAAATTGCACAACAAGAATATAATGGTGGAAGTGGTCTACAGATTGCTTCAGATGATTTACCGTTCTAGGAGGTGGTTTTAATAGAAATGAATTATGAAGAAAGGATTAAAGAGTTAATTTCTAAGAATAATAAACTAGGGAAGGTAAATATTAAGCTTAATCAAACGTTAAAAGAAAGAAATGAAACAATTCATAATCAAACAAGTGAGATTAAGAAACTGAAAAATAAAGTTGGCGAATTAGAATATAGATTGTATAAGGTATACAGTTCATGAGTACATATGAAGATATTAAGAGACACTTCTTGTGTGAATGCCAATCATACACTTATTATGAACAAAAGATAGCAGAGTTACAAAGGGATGAAGCAATTTATCCTTTAAAAGCCGAGCTATTCTTGGCTCATGCAGATTACGCAAGAAGAATGAACTACGTAAAAGACAAATTAAGCCAACTTGATGATACAACTAGAACCATGATTGAGTATAGATATATAAAGGGATTCAGTGCAGAAAAAACATCTAATATTGTAGGTTATGCACGAGAAGAAATTCCACGAAAAATAAATAAGAACTTAAAGAAAGTGCTCACAATGTGAGCATTTTTTCATGTAATAATAACCTTAGCAGGATAGAGCAGTAGTAGCTCACTAGTCTTATTAGCTAGAGGTCGAATGGTGCAAATCCTTCTCCTGCAACCATGATTACAAAGCCTATGAGCAAGTCCTTTCCGAATTAGATATTAAATACCAACAATTGCATACAATTAGGCTTTTGTATATTACCGAGCGTTTGTCTCGGTTCTTTTAATAATAAGGAGGAGAATATGAATATTGTTGAAAAAAGATTAAATGAGCTAAAGCCTTATGATAATAACCCTAGAATCAATGATGGAGCAGTGAAATTTGTTAAAAATTCTATTGAGGAATTCGGTTTCAAAGTCCCTATTGTTATTGATAAAAATGGAGTGATTGTTGCAGGTCATACACGATATAAAGCTAGTCAAGAATTAGGCTTAGAAACTGTTCCTTGCGTGGTTGCAGATGATTTAACAGATGAGCAAGTAAAAGCGTTTAGAATTGCAGATAATAAAACGGCAGAAAAAGCGTCTTGGGATTTAGACGCATTAAAAACAGAAATGGAAGAGCTAGAAGAAATTGACGGAATCGATATGAGAGAATTCGGATTCGGCGATTTTGAAATTAGTGCATTAACTGAGGATATGGAAGCAGAAGGATATGACAACGAGCTTATGGATGCATTTAGCGAACATTCAGAAGAAATGCTAAAAAAGCAACGTGTAATCATTACATATGAAACAGAGGAAGAACAACTATTCTTAGAGAAACTATTGCAGGTAACTGAATTGAAAGTGTGCTACGACATCGAGGAATTAATGCATGAATAACATCTATTATGCAATAGCTAGTTACCATAGGCCAAAATGTAAAACGTATTACGCACTAAAAGAATGTGGAATTGAAGATGAAAGAATTGTTATTAGCTTAAATGATTCAAATGATTTCAAAACTTATATTGAAGCATTAGGAAGTCAAGCTCAAATCATTACTAGGTGTGGAAATAACGTAGCTTCGAATAGAAATAATATTCTAAATTATTTTGAAAATGGCGCAAAAATCATCTTGCTAGATGATGATATAAGAGATTTTAGGAAATGGGAAGAAAAGCAAGGAAATAAATGTGGAACGCAGAAAAAAATCACTGAGTTGGATAAGACATTTAATGAGGTATTCTCATTTATGCAAAAGAACAATATTCACTTCATGGGATGTCTACCCACAACCAATAATATGAATATAGCTAGCTATATTAAGAAAGGTGAAACATATTCATTCAATACACTCGTACAAGGTGGCTTGTGTTTTGTTATTAAAAGTGAAGAAATCAAATTTGATGAGAAATGGGATATGTTAGAGGATTATGAATTGAATCTAAGGATGATTAGGCAAGGATATATCATAGCTAGAGTAAATAACATTGTGCCAAATAAATCTTTAATGGGAAAGGAAAAAGGCGGAATGTATGACAGATACCAAAGAGGAGAACAAGAACTATGGCTTAGACGCCTAGTAAAGAAATATCCGGATATGGTAACAAAAAAAGATAGAACAGTATTGTTGAAAAGGAAATGGAGGATATAAGGTGAATAAAATCAGTGAGACATATCAATCACCAAGATGGACAGGAGAAATCGCAGATTGCTCATTACCGGTAACATTTGATACATATTCCAACTGTTCATTTGGGTGTGTTTATTGTTTTAGCCAATATCAAAGAGGTATTGGTGCAAGTAAAGAAGCATATCTTAATAAAGATGTGAAATGTATCAATGTTGAGAAGTGTAAAAAGATTTTCAGTGGAGAAGATACAAAATCACAATTCTATAAATACATTAAAGACAGACGTCCTATTCAATATGGTGGTTTATCAGACCAATTCGACGGATATGAAAAGAAATATGGTAAAACCTATGAAATGCTCAAGTATTTGAAATCTATTAACTATCCTATCTGCTTTAGTACGAAATCGGCATGGGTATTTAATGACCCTAAATATCAAGAATTGTTCAAAGGCGCAGACAATTGGAATGTTAAGTTTAGTATCATCACACTAGATGAAGAGGACGCAAGAAAAATCGAAGTAGGTGTGCCAAGCCCAAGAAAAAGACTTGAAGCAATGAAAAAGTATACTGAACTATCAAAAGGTGGTGCAACTTTAAGATTGCGTCCATTTATTGTAGGAGTATCAGATAAAACCTATCTAGATTTAATTAGAGAAGCCAAAAAGGCAGGAGCAACGGCAGTTACTACGGAGTTCTTTTGCTTAGAAATGCGTTCTATTAAACAAGCTAAGGAGCATTATGGTGTGATTAGTGAATGTGCAGGATTTGATATTGTAGATTTTTATAGAAAACATTCAAATGGAAGTGGATATTTAAGACTGAATAGAAAAGTAAAGGCTAAATACATTCAAAAGATGAAAGAGCTATGTGATGAATTAGGCATGAGATTCTATGTATCAGACGCACACTTTAAAGAATGCTCAAATAACTGTTGTTGTTGCGCATTAGACAAGAATTGGGATTACTCAAGAGGGAATTTCAGTGGAGCTTTACAAATTGCGAAGAAACATGGAAGAGTACATTGGAAAGATATTGAAAAGGATATGTACTTCTTAGATTTTCAATTTAATAAAGCTATTGGGTTCAACACTAACTCATCAGAGAATAGAGCAAAATTCAAAGGAATGACAATGAAAGATTATCTCCATTATTTATGGAATTCACCAAAAGCAGGACAATCACCTTATAAGATTTTTGAAAAGGTTCTAAAGCCTGTAGGATTTGATGAAAATAATGACATCATTTACGAATATGATAATTCAGTAACATTCTTAAAAAGAACAGAGGAGATTACAGAACTTGAAACAGAAGAATCAAGACATGTCTAGAGAAGAACATTTACGCCAAATGAAAAGCGTTGAAGAAGAATTAGAAAACACGACATCAGAATATAGAAAAAGAGATTTAAGAAAAAGATTACAAAGGCTTAAAAAGCAATTGAATCAATATGATTGTTATAGGGGGTATTAAAATAGCAGAGAAACACGCAGGAGGACGTCCAAGAGTAAAGATTGATTATGAAGCAGTTGAAAAGCTTGCTTCTATTGGATGTACTCAAGAAGAAATTGCAGATTTTCTAGGATGTTCGGTAAGAACATTATTAAGAAATGAAAAGTTTTGTCAGACATATAAAAAAGGTATAAGCCACTCAAAAAGAAGCTTAAGACGTATGCAATTTGATAAGGCTTCAAAAGGAAATACGACAATGCTTATTTGGTTAGGTAAACAAATGCTTGGGCAGTCCGAAAAGGTTGAACAGACAATGACACATGAGATTGAGGACTTAACACCTTTGGCAGATTTATTGAAATGATGACTAGAACGATTCCTTGGGGGAAATTTTCAGATAAACATAAGAAATATATTAAGACCGCCCTAAATTACAAACAAAGTGTAGCAGAAGGAGCGGTACGAAGTGGTAAAACGATTGACCACTGCATAATCTTTTCAATGTATTTAGAAACATGTGAAGATAAAATACATTTAGCGAGTGGGTCAAGCTTACCGAATGCGAAATTAAATATAGGCGATTGCAATGGTTTCGGCTTAGAGCATATCTTTCGTGGTCGGTGTCGTTGGGGTAAATACAAATCAAACGAAGCGCTATTTATTCAAACAAAGACAGGCGAAAAGATTGTTATATTTACAGGCGGTGGGAAGTCCGATTCATATAAGAGCATATTAGGTAACTCATATGGTGGATGGATAGCCACTGAAATAAATGAACATTATGATTGTGAGGATTCTAGAACAAGCTTTATCAAGGTAGCGATGGCAAGACAGATTGCAAGCGTACACCCATTTACATTATGGGATTTAAACCCATCAAACCCAAATGCAGACATCTATAAGAATTACATAGATAAATTTATGGGATTAGATTGGTACAGATATGAGCACTTCAATATTTTTGACAACGCTACAATGAGCCAAGAAAGAATCGAAGAAATCAAAAACAAATATGACATGAATTCAGTATGGTACAAGCGAGATATTCTAGGGGAAAGAATGGTTGCCGAAGGACTTGTGTTCCCTTATTTTGCTAATGATTGTAAGCCTTACCTATTCAAATATCAAAGTCTAAAAGAAAAGATGAAGGAAGAAGGGAAAAGGTTCAGTCATTTAATCATAGGTGTTGACTTTGGAGACAACGGCTCGAAATATTCGTGGCACTTAACAGGATTCACGAACGATTGGGATTATATGTGGGCACTTGATGAAGGAGATATGGCAAAGTCAAATGCAATAGACGCAACAAAGTTCTGCAAAGCATTTGTAAGGTTCTATAAGCGTTGTATTGAATGTTATGGATATGTCGAATGGATATTTTGCGATAGTGCTTCTAATACACTTATAAACACGCTTAGAGCTTATTTTTACGCCGAAGGATTAGACGGAAGTATAATTGCACCGGTTAAGAAGAATGAGCTAACTGACCGTCCTATAACGGTTGATAGCTTACTTGTTACAGGAAGGTTAAAGATAGAAGAACATTGTAAGAATTTAATAAATGCATTGAGCGAATTAGTATGGGATGAAAAGAAAGACATCCCAAAAGATGAGAACGTAAACAATATTAATGATGATTGGGATTCGTTCTGCTATACATTTATCACACATAGCAAGTATATAGATTTAAGGAGGTAAGAAATAGAAACATCTAACACACGTAGACCGTGGTTTCAAAATTACCTAAACGACAGAGGGTATTATGTAGATACAAACGCAATTGAGATTATTGAATTGTGCAATAAGTGGTATACAAATACCGAAACAGAATTTCATACGGCATACACCTTAAATAACGAGGAATACACGCTCGACAAGACAGACTTTGCAAAGCGGTTATGCGAGGATGACGCAAACTTAATTGAAATCCTAGATATAAACGCAACAGAGGACAGTGTTACAAATGATATTATTTCAGACATTCTAACAAAGAATAGGTTTGATGTAATGTATAGGAAACAAGTTGAGCAGATGTCTGCAAATGGTACGGTAGGAGCTTATGTGACGGTATCAAATGCCGAGATTTATGAAGATGGTTCATTCAGTGGAGGAGAAATCAGAATCAATTATTGTGATTCAATGAATATCCTACCGTTAACTGTTATCAATGATGAAATTGTGGAAGTTGCTTTCGTTGGGGTAAATTACGAAAAACTGAAAAAAGTATATGTCATGGTCATGTTCTTAAAAGGACAAGACGAAAGATATATTGCAGAAACACATTACTTTAAAGAAACAGGAGAAGAAATAAAAGACCGTGCTCAGATTGTTCAATTAGATGTGATTAAGCCGTTTGCAATTATGAGAAACGCAAAGGTAAACAACTTACAAATGCAAGGTTACGGCTTACCGAAGATTTGGAGCGCAATCGCTCCTTTGAAAACAATTGATTTAACAATGACAATGTGGAATCGTGATTTGTTGAAGTCCGATAAAATCGTTCTTGTGAATGAAGCATTAATGCAGAAAGACGAGAATGGAAAGATTAAGATGAATCCACAAATGAAAAAGATTTTTGTTCAGTTAGGTAGGGATAAGCTACCGGAAGAAAAAGCTTTATGGCAAGAATACAATCCAACAGTAAGAACGGCAGAAGTTGTTCAATCGTTAGAAACTGCATTAAGTATTCTATCAATGATGTTTGGATTCGGTACAAAAAAATATACGTTTGAAAGTGGAAGAATTGTAACGGCTACAGAATATATCGGTGAGAATCAAGACGCAATGAAAGAAGTAAATTCACAACGTAAAGAATCTACTGCATATATTCAAGATATTATTCAAGCGATAGCATACTTTTATGAATTAACACAAGGCAGAAAGCTTAATATCAATTCATTAGACATTGCTATTGATTATGACGATACATATATTGAGGACAAGCAAAGCACTGCAGAATCGTTAAGAAATGACGCATTAACATTTGATATTCCAAGATTAAAGATTATGTATTTCATGAAGCAATACGGCTTTACAGAAGAAGAAGCAACGGAATTGTTGAATGAAGAAATTCAAGATGATGGAGAGGGGGATGAAGAAGAATAGCAACTACATATTTTCCGTTCGTATCAAGGAGCGGTGATAGATTAGTATTATATGACGCATTCAGAAGATTGTTTTCAAGCTATTTCACGAATGGTGTATTCATAGATGATTCTAGTTCAGACCATTTACGAGTTGTTAAAGCTCAAGGATTGACATTAACAGTTAAAGCAGGACGAGCGAATATTAACGGAGCATTCTATTGGCAGAAAGATGACGAAACCATAACGCTAGAGCAGAATAGCGCTACTAAAAGCTACAATATTATTCTTAGATTGAATGACAATGACGCATACAGAAATATTACATTAGTAGCAAGTGATATCAATGATGGAATTACAAGAAGTGATTCTATCTACGATTTAGTGTTGGCTACGGTTACAGTAACAGGTAATGCAGGCGAAATTAAAGGTTCAGATATTACTGATACAAGATTAGATTCAACACGTTGTGGCGCAGTTACGAGCGCTATTAAGAGCGTGCAATCGTTGGATTTATTCACTCAAGTAACGGAGCTATTCAAAGAAATCAAGGCTCAGAATGAATCTGAAATGAATGAAAATAGAACAGAGTTCAACGATTGGTTTGAAACTGTAAAAGATACATTAGATAAGAATACGGCAGGTAAGTTATCGAACAGAATTTCAAACATTGAAAATATGATTATGGAGAACCATTTCACTACGATTCTATTAACAGAAGATGGAACACTAGTGGATGAGAATGGGCATGAGATTTTAGCAGATTGGGCTTATGAAGTTGAATCCGGTGAAGTAGGTACAGATTGGACTTACAAAGTGAAATAGAGGTGATACATATGAACGTTATTGAGGTTGATGTAGGAAAGACAAAGCTATTCAGTATTGGACAACAATACAATAGCAATGCATTAGTTATTCATTTTGTGAATTTACCGAATCGAAAAAATAAATACATTTATTATAAAATTGATGACATTGAAGAAGAAATTCCATTAGTAAGTGACTTATTCGTTGTATCAAGGCCGTTAATGCTTCATAGCGGAGAAGTCAAAGCTCAAATCATCACACGTGATGAAAGCAATTCAATCGTTGAATTGACAAATAATTTTACGATGCGAATTAAACCTAGCAATTATAGCGGAATTGGTGAGGATGAGAGATACCCTGATGACCCAAATGTTAAAAACTATTTTGTTAAGATTGATGAAAAATTAAATTCGTTTGAGGAATTGGCAAATCTAGTTCAAACTAAGTTGGATAATGGAGAATTTGTAGGTGCTAAAGGTGAAAAAGGCGACCCCGGTGAAAAAGGTGACCCTGGTGATGTAACTGAGGAGTATAGAAATCTAGCTAATCAAATTGCGCAAAATGCAACAAGCGCTCAAACAAGTGCTACAAATGCACAGACTAGTGCATCAAACGCTCGGAAAGCCTTGAATGACACGAAAGAATTTGCGAATCAAACAAAAACAGAATTGAATCAAATCAAAACTGATACAAGTGCATTGAAAGAAGAAGCCAACACAAGTGCAACAAACGCTAAAGCGTCTGAAACTAAAGCGAAAGAATATGCCGACAATTTGCAGGCATCCATTGATGATATTAGTCAACTAAAGGAAGATTTAGTCGCAAATACAAAAGAAGATGCGAAAACAAAGCGTAGTCTATCGGTATTATGGGACTTGAATAATGGTATCTCTTATCGTTTCGAAACTGACTCAGAAAAAGCTTATCAAAAGAAAGTTCTGAGTGGTGCTAAGTTGGCTTCTATTAATAAAGTCGGTGGACAAATCATCAAACAAGATGATGCATTGATTGTTGCCGGAGTAAACGATGTTGATGTCGTTGGAAAGAATATATTTGAATGTGAACATTTCTCATGCAGTGGCTTTAATGAAGGTAATAGTATTGATTTAAGCAATGACTATGGAACATCAATAGATTCAACTGCGCCATCAAACAGAGTAACGGTTACACAGTCAAAGATTGGACAAGAAGATAATAATACAAGCTATGTGAATGGATATTTTTGTGTTGCATTTAAACCATTTAGTTTGAATAAGGAATATGTATTTTCGTTCGATGTAATTCCATCAAATAAACTGATTTCCAATCCTAAAGTCATCATTCTAATGAATGGGAACGAATCAACCAATGTTGAATATGCTCAAGATTTACAAATAGGCAAAAGATGTAAATTATATTTCAATTTAAAAGTAAATAATAAAGAATTGAGGTACATTGAAATCAGAAATAGTGGCATAAGCGGAATATTTGAGAATTTCCAAATCGAAGAAGGCTCAATTAATACAAGTTATTCGCCATACACTAAAAAAAGTTACCCAATTCCACAATCAATCCAAAATCTAGATGGATATGGATGGAGTGCAGGAACGGCTTATAACTATGTAGATTTTGAGAATAAGAAATATTACAAGTGCGTTGATAAAAGAGCGTATCAAAGCAATGATGATACTGATTCTAATGTGATTACTGATGGAACGAATACATATTACGAACTAGCCGAACCAATCGTGACGGATATTTCAAATGTTATCGGCGATACATTCCAAGAACCATTTGAAGTTGAAAGTGGTGGGAGTTTCACATTTAAAAATACAAATGGAGACGGCTATCAAATCGCAGTACCTAGCGATATTCAATACACGGTAGCATTGAGCGAGGTGAACGCATAATGACAGAAACACAAATTAAAATGATGGAAAAGCTAGGCTTATCAAAAGAGGACTTTGAACCCATCAACAAAGAAGAATTACTTGAAGAAGCGTATTTAAAAGCCGAATACAATTCGATTTTAATTGAGCAATTAATGGAGGGATAACATGATTTACAGATTAATGAAAAAAAAGATTCAACGAGAAGGTTTGACTGAGGAGAATAAAAACCTATTAGATGTGTATTTATTAGGTAAAAGAATTACGCAATCTCAATATGAAGAATTAATGCGATTAGTAAATTAAATAAGAATATAGTTGATTAATTGAATATATAAAAAAAGGAGGAATAGAGAATGGCAGGAAAACAAGTTACAGAGCTAGACGCATTGCCTAGCTTTACCGATACAAGTTTATTGCCTGTGCATAATGGCGCAGGATTGAAAAAAGGCTTATTATCGCAACTAGCAAGCTATCTAGGAACTAAATTCAGTAATCCGAATTTATTGATTAATCCGGATTTCAAAATCAATCAAAGAGGAAAAAGTACTTACAGTTCTACCGGAGCAGGATGTACAGTTGACAGATGGGTTGGAACAAACGTAAAAACAGTCGTTAACACAGAAGATGTAGTAACCGTATCTTCTTTAAGTGGGACAGGATATTATACGCAACATGAAGAAGGCGTTTCATATGGAAAGCATACGTATTCAATCTATGTTCAAGCAATCGTAGGGACTGTAAAAGTTTATTATAAAAATGCAGCTTCAGAAGATATCGAATTAGGAACATTGAAGCAAGGATTAAATACATTTACATCATCTGATGATGGATTTAGTAGCTTATTTCTAGCTATTGAAGGTGGCTCATCTGTGACTTTGAAATATGCAAAAGTAGAGCAAGGAACAGTAGCAACAGCATTTATTGCTCCTAATCGTGCGAATGAATTGGATAAATGTTACAGGTTCTTTCAGATTGTGAGCATTGACATGTTAAAGATATCATTTGATGGGAATCAAGGCTTTATTCCATTTACGCCGAAAGCTAAGATTAGAACTACGCCAACATTAGGTTATTGGACAAACAAACTTTATATGCGTAAATCCTATACAGATATGACACTCGAAGAATTGGCATTTAATAGAGTGTGGGCTTCTAGTGACAACGTAATCGGTGTAGCTTTTAATGTTTCTTATAATAGAATATCTATGTTAACGTCAATCAATAGTCATTTAGACAGATTCGAATTGGACGCAGAAATTTATTAGGAGGAAGCTATGAACAACGAATATAAAGTATACGTATCCTTACAAGATGGATACATCACATCTATTAATTCAGAAATCTTTTTATCACAAGAAGAAATTCAAACAATGACAGAGATTGATAAAGGTCAAGGCGATAAATACGCACATGCACAAAGTCAATACCTAGACAAAGAATTAGTAGACGAATATGGAAGATATAACTACAAATTTGTAGAAGGTAAAGTGATTGAGGTTGCAGAAGAAGATAAACCTAAAGTTGAAGAGCCAAAAGCAGTGCCTACTGAGCAAGATAAGATTAATGCACAATTAATGTTACAGATTGCTCAATTAAAAGCTCAGATGAATGGGGTGAAGTAGTATGAGTTATGAATTAATCAAATCGTATTATGAATTAGGCTTATTTACAAAGAGCGATTTAGAAATGTTTGCTTCTATTGGATGGATTACAGAAAAGCAGAGAAAAGAATTAATTAAATAGGCATTAAAAGCGTTTTAAAGGGCATTTAAGCCCTTTTTCTATAGGAGGGTATATAAATGTTAAGTGAAGAAGAACAAAGGGAACAAGAGCGAAAAAAAAGGCAAGAAGAAAGGAAGCAAGAACGCCTACAAAAGCAGATTGAGAAAAGAAGAAAACTTGAAGAAAGAGAAAGAAAAAGCGTAAAGCGTGCTAGTGTATTTGAATTAGAGATGATGATATTCGTATCTAATAAAATTCGTGAAGTTTTAGAGAAAAGCACCGAAGAAAATGCGAAATTTAATGATATATTAGCAAAATCACTTGTTGATTTGCGTAAATTTGTAAAAAAAGAATCGAAAACCTTTAAAAAAGATGTAATTAAGGAATCAAAAAAGGATTTAGAAGAAAATAAGCAAGGAACACTTGATTTAATCAAAGAAGCAAGCGGAAAACCTATCAAAAAGAAGCTCAAGATGGATTTATATATCAGTCCACAAGACGATACATCAAAGCGTTGGAAGAAATACATTAAGACAAGTGCGAATACGTATGCAATCGGTAAAGATAAACTACCGGTATTCTTTACAAAGGTAATTCAAGAAGAAGTTAAAAATGTAGTAGGTGGTAAATGTACAATTGATGATTCTTGTAGAAAAGCTATCTCAAAATTAGCAAATAGTGGCGTAAAGATTGTGGAATATGATACAGGCGTAAAAAGAAATGTAGATGTATGGGTAAGGCAACAAATGCAGTACGCAGAAAAAGAATCATCACAAGAAATTAACAATAAATGCGCTAAAGATATGGGAGTTACTGTATTTGAGTTTGACGCACACGCCAACGCAAGACCAAGTCATAAGAAATGGCAAGGAAAGCGATACGACACGCAAGGGGAACTATATCCTAGCTTGTTTCAGTTAACACATGGAGAAGAAAAAGACTATGGATGTAGACACTTTGCTCAACCTGTATGGGATATTGATATGCCGTATGCCTACACAAAAGAGCAGTTAAAGAATATTGATACAAAGCCTTTCACATTCCAAGGAAAAGAATATGAAGGATATGAAGCTAGGCAGTATCAAAGAGAATTAGAAAGAAATATCAGAGCATTGAAAAGGGAAGTAATCTTATTGGACAATCAAGGACTAGGCAGTACAGAAGCCAAAATCAAACTAAAACACGCAAATGCAACGTATAAAGCTTTCAGTTCTGAAATGGGAGACAGAGTTCACAACGATAGGCTTAGAATCGGCTAAAACGCTCACATTGTGAGCTATTATTCAAGCTAAAATATAGTTAGCCAAAGCCATACCGGAGAAGATTCGGTTTATAAATAACTTTAGGAGGGCAAAATGAAAAACATTATTGAAATTTTAAAAGAATCAAACATTGAATTAACCAAAGAACAAGAGGAGTCAATTACAAAGCTAGTAAATGACAACTATAAGACGATTGCAGAGTTCGATAAGCAAAAAGATAAGCTATCTTTAGCAGAGAACAACGCAAAGGAAGTTCAAACAAAGTTTGATAATTTCAAGAAAAGCTATGATGGAGTTGATGTAGAAGAATTGAGAAATAAAATCAATACATTGACGAATGATATTGACACTCAAAAGACAAACTACGAAGCTCAGATTAGCAAAATGAATCTTGATTCTGTATTAAGTGCAAAAGCTAAAGAATACGGATGTAAAGATTTCGATTTAGCAAAATCACAATTCAACTATGATGATTTACTAAATTCAAAAGACCAAACAAATGACATTGACAAAGCTTTTAAAACATTAAAAGAGAATAAGCCAATCTTATTTGAAGAAGAACAGAAAGGACCTACTGCAACAGGAAATATCGTTGGAAGCAGTGGTCAAGGGGAGAACCCAAATGCCGAAGATTTATTATTACGACAAGCAATGGGTTTAACTACAGAAAAGAAATAAGGAGGATTTAATTAATACCAAATCAAATTGCATTAGCTAAAACGTATGTCTCAAATTTGGATGAGGTATATAAGTTAGCTTCAGTTACAGGTGATTTAAACGCAAACGCTACAATGGTACGAGCCGGAGCAAATGCCAAAGAAATCATCTATCCACAAATTTCAGTCAAAGGGTTAGGAAACTATGATAGAAATAGTGGTTATACAGGCAACTCAGTTAAGTTAGAATGGAAAACTGCTACATTCGACTATGATAGAGGAACTAAAATCTCAGTTGATACACAAGATAACGCAGAATCAATGAATATTGCATTCGGTATGGCAGGAGCAGAATTAATGCGTACAAAGGTAGCACCGGAAGCGGACGCTTACACATTCGCTAAAATTGCAGGCACAACAGGAATCACAAAGGTTTCAGAAGATTATACAGGTGCAGAAGAGTTCTTGAGTGCATTGTTAACGGCTATCACTAAAATGGATGAGGATGAAGTTCCTAGCGAACAACGTATCTTGTATTCAACACCAACATTATTAAATAGCGTTAAGGCGTTGGACACTTATAAATCTCGTGAAGCTTTACAAGGATTTGCAAAAGTTGTTCCTGTACCTGCTAGCCGTTTCTATACAAAAATCAAATTGTTGAGTGGAAAAGATACAGAGTTAGAAGGCGGATACGAAAAAGCGGAGGATGGACACGTAATCAACTTCTTGATTGTTCATAAACCTGCCGTTATGAAATGGGATAAACACACCGTTTCAAATGTAATTCCGGCAAGCAATAACATTGAATCAGATTCAGATGTACTAAAATATCGTAAATATGGAATCGTTGATGTATACCAAAATAAGGTAGCAGGTGTTTACTTATCTGCTAGTGCTAAGTAATGGCGAAAGAAATCGGATGGGGTTATCCTTCTAAAGTTGAAAAGCCTAAAAAAGGTAAACCTCAAACAAAAAAAGAGGAAGCTAAACCTCAAAAAGAAAAATAGCATAAAAAGGGGGTTGTAAAATGAACAACATTTTAGATTGGGAATATTACAATTCCCATTTTCCTAAGTTTGATGAAAATCAATTCAATCAGTATTCTTACAAAGCGGAAGCAATGGTATTGAAGTATGTAAACACTGATTCTATTAATGAACAGAACGAAAGTACTTTAAAAGATTGTATTTCTGATGTTTTGAACAATGTAATTCTTCAAGATTCAATTGATGGTGTATCAAGTATCTCAAATGGTGGATATTCAAAAAGCTTTATAAACGCTTCACACACAGAGAAAAGGAACACGCTTGAGGATATCATAGCTTTTTGGTTAGGCGATACAAATTTCATGAAAGAAAGATGGATTGCATTATGATAGGATTCTTTGAAGATTCAATCACACTTGTAAATCACTACTATGACACATTGACAAGAGAAGATAGATTTCAAGCTTCTATTCTTGATAAATGTATGTGGAGACAATCAACTGTTAGAACTGCAAACGGTAATATTCTGAGCATAGCCACATCCACAAATATTACCATTCTATATCGTGATGGATATGTTGAACCTTACGCATATGCGAAACTTTCAAATGATGAGAAACAAAAACACTTTACATTAAATACAGATAAAACTGATTTCGTATTCTTTGGAGAAGTCGAAGAAGATTTATCTAACATCAAGGCAATTAACGAAGCAAAAAAGAAATACAAATGGACAACCGTTCAAAGCGTAACAGATTGTACTAATGTCGATATGTTGAAGCATTGGGAGGTTGTCGGTCAATAGGGATTAAAGTTAAACTTGATGTTAAATCACTTCAAGAATTTAAACAATCAAGAGGACTTGAAGAACGTGGGCGTGTGCAACAAATGATTGATTCTGAAGTGATTAGGCTTATGACACCTTACACGCCTAGAGATACAGGAGCATTAATTAACTCGGCTACAAGAAATACTCAAATCGGAAGTGGATTAGTAAAGCAAGGTGGACCAAGTGCCCCTTATGCTAGACGGTGGTATTACAACAAAGAGGGTGCTCATTTCGTAGGAGGTAAAACAGACCATTGGTTTGAAAAAGCTATGCGAAATGGTGGAGCAGAAACAATCTTAAAAAAAGCACAACAAATGATAGGAGACGGAGAATGACAGTATCAAAAGCATTGATTCAATGGCTTTACGGCTATGGAAATATACAGATAGATGAACGTATTGAAACGGATGTTTTAGCACAACAAGCTATCTCTTATGCGTTATACAAAGAACCTAACGCAATTGTAGATACATACATTGACGGCTCTCAAATGCGTACAGAATACTACACGTTTCTAGCTCGTAGGAATACACAGATTGAAGTTGAAAGGCAAGATAACAATGTTTTTCTAGAAGAATTAGAAAATTGGATTGATGAAAAGAATTTAAACGGAGAATTGCCACAACTAGACGGAAACAGATATTGCGAGGATGTTTCCGTTTCAAGTGGTTTATATCTATACACGAATGAGGATAGTCAAGCAGTATATGCGTTAACTATTCAAATTAAATACAGAAAGGAGCTTAATTAATAGCAACTCAAGGAACTGAAATAACTACAGGGCAGACAGTCAAAAAGTATATGATTGGATTGTTCTTAGAAATGGGAACAGGTTACAAGCGAATTAAGAAGTCTACAACTTTAGATATTTCGTTTAACGGTGAAACTGAAACGTATGACTTTATCGCAGATAAGAACCCAACAGAATCATTAAAGAGTTATTCACCTCAGATTTCGCAAGATTTAACAATGATTAAAGGCGAAGATGACTTTGAATATATTTACGAACAAATGATGAAATCCGTTCCAAACAATGAAGAAGTAAACACAAAAGCTTTAATCGTCTTCATGTTTGACGGAGACAAGACAAAAGGCTATAAAGCATGGGAAGTTGACTCAAAATTAATTTTCGACACGTTGAGTGGTGTTGATTCAAAAATCAACTTCAACATTAACTTTGCAAGCGATATTCGTGTCGGTATTGCAAAGGTAGCAGATGGAACAGTAACATTTACAGAAGGCACATCAGAAGTATAAAGAAAGAAGAGGTAAATCATGAATAGAATCACGTATGAAGGGAAACAGTATGAAATCCCACCAAAAACAATTGAAGTTTTAAAAGCAGAGGACGCTTGTAATGCATTTCACGCTACACATGAAGAAGCATATCGAGCTAAATTCGACTATCTGAAAACAGTATTAACAGATGAACAAATTGAAAGCATGTTAGGAAGCGTAGACATTGAACAAGTTGATTTAATGGAAGTGTTGTATATTGTGAATTTAATTGATGAAGAATATTCAAGAAGAACAAATGAGCAAACAATGAAGAAAGCTAGAACATTAATGAACGATAAAGCAATCAAAAGCTTAATTGATGCAAGCAATGCAGTTTCAAAGATTACGGAAAAGAAATGATTGATTTACGGACAAAAGGCTTGCCAAATAGCATACAGTCGCTAGATGGTGAGCCTATTTTATTAAATACAGATTTTCGATTGTGGATTCGCTTCTATGAAGAATTTGAAAGATTCAACAATCATGTTATTGATGAAGTGGATTGTTCTTATTTATTCGCAGATGAACCACCTATCATAGATGAGCATATTTTAAAAGAGTTAGAACGATTCCTATATAACCCTTCTAGTACGCCTAGAAGTGATTCTACAGGCGTTAAGACATTGGATTATGTACAAGATGGGGAATATATTTATTCGGCTTTTATGCAACTTTACGGCATTGATTTAACTGAATGTGATATGCATTGGCACAAGTTCTTAGCATTGGCAAATAATATCGTTGGTGATTCAACTTTATGGGGATATGCAAAGAGTGTTAGAGGATATGAAAAACCTTCAAAAAATGATACGCAAGATAAAGCATATCAAAGAGCAAAAGAAGCGTGGTCTTTCCCAATCGAATTAACAATAGAGGAACAAGAAATGAAAGATGAATTTGATTCATATTTTGATGTTTAGAAAAGGAGGTGGCAAATTGAATATCAGACGGAACATTAAAGTTTGAAACAAAGATTGATACAAGTGGTCTAGAGAATGGTATTAAATCTGTAAAGGTTGTATCAAGTGAAGCAACAAATGCTATTAAAGATACTTCAAAAGCGATTGATAAGCTAGGCTCTGATGGTTCAAAAGCACCACCAAAAATCAAAGAAAAACTTAAAGATTTAAACGAAGAGCAAAAGAATACACAAACAGAAACGCAAGAAACAGGTTCTAAATTTGATGTATTTAAACAAGTAGGAAACAGTGCCTTAGAATCAATTCAAGGTGGATTTGATGGACTATTAGGAAAGATTCAGAACATTAGTCCGGAAGCTTCTGCAATCACTGAAACCTTAACAGGATTAGGCGTAGGAGGTGTCGTTGGTGTTACTGCCGTAGCAGGAGCCGTCGGTGGTATGGCACTAGCTATTAAGACAGGTGTTAACCAAGCTATGGAATTAGATGACGCTATGGCAAAGTTTCAAGCTCAGACAGGTGCTTCAAGTAATGAAATGAGCAAATTTAAAAACATTGCTCGTGATGTTTGGTCTAATAATTTCGGTGAAGATATTTCAGATGTAGCCGATATGATGGGCCGTGTCAAACAACAAATGCAAGGCATAAGTGATATTGATTTAAAGAATGTTACAGAAGACTTGATTACATTAAGAGACGTTTACGGCATGGATGAAAATGAGACTCTTAGAGGTGCAAAGCAATTAATGGAACAGTTCGGAATTAGTTCCGAAAAAGCTTTTGACCTTATGGCAAAAGGTGCTCAGAATGGTTTGAATTATTCCGATGAATTAGGAGACAATATCGCAGAATACGCAGGTAAATTCAAGCAAGCAGGATATTCGGTAGAAGAATATTTCCAAACTATGACAAATGGTGTAAAAGGCGGTTCTTATAACCTTGATAAAATGCAAGACGCAGTAAATGAAATTACTACACGAATGTCAGACGGAACTATTGAAAAATCATTAGATAGTTTTAACGATAAAACAAAAGAAGTTTTTCAGGCATATAAAGAAGGCGGTGCAACACAGAAAGATGTACAAGACGCAATTGTCCAAGATATTAAGGAAACAACAAATCAACAAGAAGCATTAAATAAAGCAAGCATTGCATTCGGCACAATGGGAGAAGATTTCAACCTTAAGTTTATTACATCCTTATCATCTGTAGGTGATGAATATAACAATGTAGCCGGAACAATGGATAAGGTTAAAGCTATTGCAAATGGTGGATTAAAGAACGCTTTAAGCGGATTAGGCCGTGCATTTCTTGATTCATTTACTCCAATAGGCGAACTTATTACTCCTATTCTTTCCGGTATTATTGGATTGATAACTGTAGCGATACAAGGTATTCAACAAGGGTTTGCAAAAGTTGGTGATGTAATTTCAAATGTATTAAGTAAGATTGATACAAGTGGAATTACAGAATTGACAAGTCAAGTTTCCAAAGTGTTAGCTCCTGCGTTTAAAGAAGTAAAAAAAGCAATTGACGAAATGAAAGTTGCGCTTGAACCTATCGCAAAAGAAATCTTAGGTAAAATTGGTAACGCAATTCAAAATGTAGTAAACCAAGCTCAAAAGATTCTTAGTGTAGTAGGACCACCAATTCTAGCGATTATCAAAAAGATTATTCAAACGGTAGTTGGAATGATTCCTGTAATAACATCTATTCTTCAAGTAGTTGGAAGTGTTGTAAGTGGTATCATCTCATTTATTAATACAGTAATTTCTGTTGTAGGAACTGCAATTGCAACAATACTAGGCTTTATCATGCCTATTGTTCAAATTGTAGCTACAATTGTAGCGAATATTTGGTCTGTAATATTAATAGTTGCGCAGAATATTTGGAGCAAAGTCAGTGAAGTAGTAACTGCAATTATTGGATTTGTAAGCAATTTGTTTAAAATAGTTTCGGACATCATAAACAATATTTGGAGTAAGATTCAAGATTCCATGAACAAGGTAAGAGACAAGGTTCAAGGCGTTGTCGACAATATTAATAAATATTTCAATAATGTTAAGGATACCGTTTCGGATGTATTCAATGGTATTTGGTCTAAAGTTCAAGGTGTAATGGATAATGTAGGTAATAAAATTTCAAATGTTCTACAAGGAATACAGAATTCATGGAATGGCTTGACAGGGTTTGTAAGTGGCGTATTTGGTGGAATTGAAGGAGCGGTTAGTTCATTAGTTGGAAGTGTAAAAGGAATGGTAAATGGTGTTATCGGTGGCATTAACGGCGCTATCGGTATCATCAACAAGATTCCCGGTGTACACATTGGAAGGATTCCAAGACTAGAGCGTGGGGGTGTATTGAAGCGTGGTCAAATCGGTTTATTGGAAGGTAATGGAGCAGAAGCAGTCGTTCCTTTAGAAAAAAACAAAGCATGGATTCGTGCCGTAGCTAAAGATATGGCTCAAATCATGCCGAGCGTTACAACTAATAACAACGGACAAACTATCAATTTCTACAATAAAGCTCAAAGTCCGGATGAAATCGCTAGAATGTTACGTATGCAAGCAAGATATGGATATGGAGGTGTGGTTCAATAGATGTCAATAAAGTAAGAGTTATTGTCCGTAGGGATGATGGCAAAGAATTTGAAATCGACAACAAAAGATGGAGAATACCATCTAGTGACGGATTAGATGGATTTGATTATGTAGCACCTTCATATACTACACAAGACAATGCATTTGGAAATGGTGCTAGATTAATCGGTTCACGTATTCCAACGAAAGAAAGAAGCGTGAAAGCTATCTTTAAGGGCTCGCTAGAAGAAAAAAGAGAAGAAAGGGAGAAGCTACGGCGCTTCTTCCAATATTCTCATGTCTTTGATGTAATAGTTGAGTATATGGGAGAAAAGAAATATTGCAGAGGTCGTTTATATGCGTATAGCTTGCCTACTGTTAACATCTACAAAGATTTAGAGCTTAACTTTACGATTCTATGCACGCAACCTTTATTGCTTTCATTTGATGATTTCGCAAGGAATATCGCAGAAATTGGCGAAGGTTTAGCGTTCAATTTTGAAATACCGGAAACAGGCGTAAACTTTGGAACATTTACATTCGCTAGAGAAATCTATATTGATAATCAAGGTGATACAGAAACATACTGTAGAGCCGTTATTGAAGCGTTTGGAGAGGTTACAAATCCAAAACTATTCAACAAAGATAAATATATTCGTGTATTAGATACGCTACACAATGGTGATGTATTAGAAATTGATTTAGTTTCTGAGCCTATCTCGATTAAAAAGAATGGTGTGAATTGTATTGGCAAAGTTGACAGAACATCATCATTCAATGATATGACAATTCAGTTAGGCGAGAATATCATAGGATATACTGCCGACAATGGAGATACGAATCTAGCTTGCACTGTTTACTATAATGAAAGGTATTTAGGTTTATAACATGTCTTATTTTGGATTAGATAAAGATTTCAATATCGTCACGCACTTAGCACCTTATAACGTACAGTGGAATCGGCGATATTATGAAACAGGAGATTTTGAGATTTATATTGATATAGGTCAATATTCGAGTGATATCAAATATATTTATTCAACAGAGGATAAAGAGTTAGGAATTGTAGAAATACCACATTATTCCGTTTCAAACAACACGAAACAAATGTTGCTAAAAGGTTCATTTTTTGAAAAGATACTAGCAGATGATTGTATTTATCCTACATTCTCAAGCAGTGGAAAAATTGTTGATGTGGTCAAAAAGCTATTAGACAAGTATTGCTCATGGGAAATGGGGTATAGATATGATGAATCCATTACGGATAGAGTAGACTTTCAAGAAACAGGAGCGAACCTTGATACAAAACTTTATGAATTGCTATATCCATTAGAATTGTCTTTTCGTATAGAATACGACTATGTATCAAGTACGTTCACATTCGTATTGTATCGTGGTCGTGATTTGACTCAAAACAATTCAGATGGAAACAATTTTGTGACATTCTCTACAGAGTTCGGAAACATTGAAGAACCGGATGTTATGATTGATTCTAGTAAATACAAGAACTATGCAATCGTTTGTGGTGAAGGACAGTCAGAAGAACGTATATACGTTGAATATGACGCTAGAATAGATAAGAATGAGCGAATTAAGAAATTGTTCGTAGACGCACGTTCTGAGCGCATGGGGGACGATATTACACTTGATGAATATAAGAAGATATTGATTCAAAAAGGGATTGAAAAACTAGCGGATTGTCAAATTGAAGAGAATGTGAATTTCGGATTGAATACGGATTCATACGAATACAAAGTTGATTTCGATTTAGGCGATAAGGTGGATGTGATTGTAGCAGATATCGGATTAGTAATGACTGCAAGAATTAGAAATATATTTGAAGTCGTTAAGAGTGGATATAGAACCCTAGAATTAGAGGTTGATAATTTAAAAATCATGTAAAGGAGTGAATTTAATAAAAAAGAAAGATGATGGAGGATTTAAGCAAATAGCAAGAAGTATGTATTTTCTAGACAAAATGAATGCAATAGGGGGTGTAGCCGTTGCCGTATTAACATACGTATTAGGTGAACATTGGTATTTATTCGCATTCTTCTTATTCATGAACGTTGTGGATTACATTACAGGGTGCATGAAATCGGCTATCGCTCACAAGCTAAACAGTAATAAAGGATGGATTGGAGTCCTTAAAAAGCTAGGATATTGGATTATGATTGTGGTTGCGTTTGCATTCAGTGTATTCTTGGTGGAAATTGGCGAAATGTTAGGAATTGATTTCCGTGTAACTACATTATTAGGTTGGTTTGTACTAGCTTCTCTATGTATTAATGAGGTGCGTAGTATCATTGAGAACCTTGTACAATGTGGATATAGCGTCCCTAGTGTATTAACTAAAGGATTAGAAGTAGCAGATAAACTCATTAACGAAGAACAAGACAATGACGACTCAAGTACCTTGGAATGAGATTATTCTTGAAGAATTCATTAACTTAGCATTATTAACTAAGGATGAAGAAATGATTCTAAGAACTAGAATATACGGATGGACAGTTAGAGAGCAAGCAGATAGATTGGATATGAGTGTTTCTAGCGTGAATAGAATCATTAAACGAATCAAGAATAAGTATGATGATGTAGAAAAATATAGCGCAATTCTACCACCTAGAAAAACCAGTAAAAAAGAAACAAATCTAGATGATGATTAAGAGGTTGAAAAGCCTCTTTTTTTGACATTTATATGATATTAACACGGAAACAAATTGAGATTGAACCTGAATATAATTAGGGTTGTAAAGAGGTGAGCGAAATGTATAATCCAATCAATGACAGAATTAACAATTTAATGAATCAAAAGCAGATGATTGAATCACAATTACAAAATATTCAACAGTTAGCAAATATTCCACCTATTAATATTAATAATCAAATTACACCTAACATGGCATTAAATGATTTCAATGGAAAATGGGTCAACAATGAGCAAGAAGCAAGAAATATGATTGTAAATGGTTTGCCTAGTATTATGCTAGATAGAAATGATTCAGTGTTCTATATGAAATCATTAGACGGCAGTTTCAAGAAATACAGATTCCAAGAAGAAACAGAGCCAAAGAAAGACAATATAGAACAACGCTTAGACAAGCTAGAAGCTATGATATTAGGCTTAACAAACGGAAATAATATAAATACAAAGGCAGAGAAAGAAACGCCTAGAAAGGAGCTTAAAGCGTGAATCCTTTAATGAATATGATGAACCCTCAACAGATGTTGTTAGGGATGTTACAACAAAAAAATCCACAAGCATTTAATCAAGTACAACAATTAATGCGAAGTGGGCAGAATCCCCAAGTATTATTAAATAATATGATGGGGCAGTTAACGCCACAACAGAAGCAACAATTTGAAAACGTGGCTAGTCAATATGGGCTAAAACGCTAATTGCGTTGAAAGGAGGAAATATAAATGGAAAGCATGAATGGTATTCAACCAATGTACGATTTAGCAGACAGAAACAACAATGAATGGGGTAGTGGAAATTGGATTTGGATTATCCTTCTATTCTTCTTATTTGGCGGAAATTGGGGTAATAATGGCAACTTGCAGAATGACGCATTAATGAATCAAGAATTTATTAAACGTGATTTATTCAATACAAACCAGAATGTATCTAGCCAAGGTTACCAAAATTCAAGAGATATCTTAGAAAGCCGATACACTACACAATTAGGTTTACAGAATCTAGGTCAACAGAACCAAGAATGTTGTTGTGCAACGCAAAGAGCGATTGATGGTGTAAACGCACAAAGCTTTAAGAATACGTGCGATATTACAACTGCAATTCACTCAGAAGGCGAAGCAACAAGAGCATTGATTAATGCTAACACAATGCAAGAGTTGCGTGATAAATTAGCAGACAGAGACCGAGAGCTATTGACTACTAATTTCCAATTGAGTCAACAAGCGCAATCTGCGAATATCATTAATACATTGCAACCAACGCCAAAACCTGCATATATTACTTGCTCGCCTTATTACGCATACAATATGACAGGTTGCGGATGCAATCAAATCTAGCTCGAAAGAGATTAGGCAACAGCCTTTGGATTATAGGGTAGTCGAAAGGCTACCCATTTATTTTATATAGGAGGAAAAGAAAATGATTAATAGTATAGCAACGGCAATTCAGACTGTATCAAATGGACAAAATGTATTATTTCCAACGGATAGAGTAAGAACGAAATCATGTCAATGTGCTTGTAAAGGTTGGCTCGCTCATGATGTAGGTAGTGGACTATTCACATTGACGAAACAAGGAATCTATGAAGTAGAATATACTGCAGATATTACAAGTGAAACAGTAGGAGTTGCTTCTTTAGAATTAGAACAGAATGGAGAAGCAGTAGGAGGGACAGAATCTTCATATAATGTAGCTACTGCGAATGCATACGGAAATGTAAGTGGAGCTACATTGATTCAAGTACCTTGTGGAGCTTCTTACACCATCACATTAGGAAATAACAGTGGTTTAGATTTATCTGTTCAGAATGCGAATATCATCATTAAGAAATTAGCGTAGGTGTATCATGCAAGAGGTTAGGAAACGAAATCTAGACCTCTTAACGGAAGCAATGAGAGGACTAGAAAAAGGATACAATGATTTAGATTTCAGAGTCATGAGCCAAGCTTTAGACAATATCAAAGACATCGATACAATACTAGCTATGAGTGATGGAAGAACGGCTATAAATTCATTAAAAACAAATGATACAGATATCGAAGGAACGGAAATTGATGACAATATCGCATTGATGAATAGCCATTTCAGAAAATATATAGAAGCAAAAAAAGAATATCGAAAAGATAACAATGAAATTGATAAGCGAACTTCTATTCGTGAATTAGAAGCTTTTCTTAGTGCTATGTATGGGATTTTAGAAGAAATGAAAACGTCTAGCGATTTTCAAGAAGAAAGAGAAATGGTTAGAGATAAATTAAGAGAAATGTTCTCTGTATATCAGTAAAAAAAACCTCTTTTATGTGCTATAATTGGTACATAAAGGAGGATTTTTAATAAATTATCAAAATTTTAAAAAAGCCGTATTAGGCAAAGCGTTCGACATTGACGGATACTATGGTGCGCAGTGTTGGGACGGATTCGCAAAGTACATGATTGATTTAGGCTATCAAGCTATCCATTGCACGACAAGTAGTTTTGTTAAGGACATTTGGAACAACCGAAAAACAAATGGTATCTTGAATTATTGCAATGAGGTATCAATCATGCAACCGGGAGACATTGCCGTCTTTAAAGAAGTAGCAGGAGTTACGCCATACAGTCATATTGCAATCTTTGATTCTGATATTGACGGAAAGCAAGGATGGTTCTTGGGCCAAAACCAAGGTGGAAAAGGTGGAGCATTCAATTTAATTAAATTGCCTTATTATGCAACCTTTGATACTGCGTTTAGACCTAAATGTTTTGCGAATACAGGAGCAGTTAAACCAAGTATTCCACAACCCGTAGAAAAGATTGACCAAATCTTGCACGCAGGAAGCTACGTAACATCCGTACAAATGAAGATTGGCAATCAAGGATTGAAACAAATCAATAGCGATTTATGCGCATACCTTGCACCATTAGGTGGTTGGTTTCCGATTCGTTTAGTTGATAAAGTTCGTAATTCTGATGGCTACAATGACAATGTATTGCATACAACAAATGCGATTGTCTATGTTACAAGAATTCGCGTTGATGAAGTCAACGTACAAAAGAACCTTGCGAAAATCGGTGGAATTTGGGTAAATTGTGTCCCATTAATTGAAGTAGCATAAATTACATATAAAACCTTCAACTATTTTTTGTATATTTTTATAGCTCATCTACTAGAGTAGAAGGAGTTCCCTAGGACGTATGATTTATACGTCCTTTGCTTTTTTGTGTTAAAATATAAGCACATAGATTAGCAGAGTGCACAATGCAACCAATACCATAATATGGTATAATGTCTATGCTTAGGAGAATATGATTGTATTCTTTTTATCTCGTGTACCAATTATAGGAACAAGGAGAAACGAAACTGCCACATATTTAATTGTGGCAGTTTTTGTGCTATAATTAATGATGGAAAAAGCCAAGTTAGTCAAATGGCTTTCAAAGAAGAAACATATCTATTGACGAATATTTATGTTTATCAGATTTTCTTGCAAAGAACCTAGCTAGAAATAAAAAAGCAGATGTTTAAATCGTAAGACTTATTTTTTATTCCACTGATTAGAATGCAGACTAGTAGCATTTGAAAAGTGGTCTTTTTTTTATTTTCCTAAAAAAGTTCTTTACATGTATGTACATGTATGTTAATATATATATGTACTTAAAGTACACAGGAGGAAACAGAAATGACAAAAGAACAATTGATGAATTACAAGGAATTTGGAGAACACACTGATTTCGTAAAGAAAGCGGATGAATTAAACACTAGCGGAGATTTATACTACTATGACAAAAGAGGAATCAGAACTACAGATATCAACGATTGCCTAGATATGATTGAATGGAAAGGTGATGTAGGATATTTAGAAGGGTGTATCGTGATTGAAGTACATCACATTTATGGATATGTTGATACAATTGAAGTACCATGCGAAATTTGTGTTGAAGGATGGGACGAAGAAGAAAAAGTATTTGATATGGAATCATACACAATCAAAGATGTTGAAGAATGGTAAAATGACATTTAAATATTATGCAGTTAGTAAAGGAGAAGTTGTTGATAAAAGCAACTCCTTAACAAGCTTGAGAAATAGAATGGACGAATATGTTCATTCTATGCCAAGTAATATGGATGATGTTTATATTGTTACAGGAAAAAAGAATCCATTAATCATAAAATATTATGATATGTTTAGTGATAAGTGGTATTCTAGTAGTAATAGATACAACGATATTTTTAGAAAGAAAATCACAATTGAATAAGGAGGAACAAGAAATGAAAATTAATAATGTTGAGGTAGTTGGAAATAAATTTGCATATGATGGGTGTCATAAGATTTATATAATCGAGGATATGGAAGATGAACAGAAAGCTATTGATTGTGGGTATGAAATTTTAAATATTTCTGAATTAGTTGACACGTATCGAAATAGTTGTGAGCTTAGATTTGTACGAAATTGGAAGCTTGATAAGCTATATGTTGGGCAGTATGAATATGCAACATTTGAAGATAATGGGTATACATTTGAATTTGCAAATGAATTTGATGAAGATGATGAATGGTATTAGGAGGAATGGTAAATGGCTTCAGAAGCAAAATTAAAAGCTAACGAAAAATACATCAAAGCGAATACAAAGACAATTTGTGTTCGCTTGAACTACAATACAGATAAAGACATCATGAATAAATTAGATGAAGTTGATTCTAAAATGGGGTATATAAAAGAATTAATCCGAAAAGATTTGCAGACTAAAAAAAAATAGTCTGTTTTCTTTAAAAGTTCTTTACATGTACATACATGTATGTTATATTATATATGTACTTAATAAAGTACACAGGAGGATACAGGAAATGACAAATTTAGAAAAGGCAGTACAGATAATTGTAAACGACTATAAAACAACACTTCAAAATGACTATTCGGATTGGGATATTCATTCATGGTCAGATATGATTGATGCATTTGGGCAAGATTCAAGAGGTGTTAAAGAAGATGTTATTTATATATTGTTGGGAGCAAAGATTTATTTAAATGATGATTGTGAATTAGAGGAACAAGATGGTACTATAATTAGCTATAGAAAGTTAATGAATGAAGTTAGAAAAGAATTGAAAAACAAAGTATTTAAATAAAATGAGGAAAATGAAAAAAGCGTACAAATGATGTACGTTTTTTTATTGGCATATTTTTTGGCATATTTTATATTGAAAATCGCAGTATCATAGAGTACGCAGAAGTACCGTAAAATACTACAATAATATGGTGGAATATACCTGTCCGATTCTTATATCTTATATAAACGGCAAATAAAATAATAATAACTCCTTGGATAATATAAGTGATTGGTTTTATGTTACATAATAAATTTATAATTAAATCTTCTATAGCTGTTACAGCCAATATAATACCAATAGGGTGTTCATCCTTCTCTTTTAACCGTTGAATACCCCATCCAAACACTCCAAAATCAATGATATAAAAAATTAAATCTACGATATTATTCGAAAGTGCTATTGATACTGCAGATGTATTCATTGCAGGAATAATCATAGAACAAACAAATAGAACTAAATATTTCATAAAACACCTCTAAAATGGACATACATTATATCTTGTCCTTCTTTCCTTAAATATTTGCTAAATTTTGTATCTAACACTTTTTTAAATACTATTTGTATCGCAGCTCCTTTTTCATTCTTTATGTATCTTTATATAGAAATTTTAACAAGTATAAATTTAAAAACACAGGCTATTAGTGATCTAAAATACATGATACAATTTAAAGGTAGTCAATAAGTACGTGTCCTCGTACTTAGCTTTTGCTAAGTCTCGGACGTTTACTTTTAAAAAGTTCATGATATAATCTGAATAGGCAAAAGTTGAAGATGAATCTGCCACGTGAGAAGAACTGAATTCGTCACTCAGTTCTTCTTTTTTTACAAAAAAACAAAATATTTTTGTTTTTAGCCAATTCATTAAATTTTTCTATAAACTTAGGACAAGAAGGACAATCATCTTTTTCAAAAATTACATAGAAATCATCTTGATTATTTACTTTTTCTTAATGTTGCTTTTAATCTGTACTTTTGTCTACTTGAGTTATAGTATACTTCTTTTCACTATTCTCTTTGATTATTGTTGGGATAATCAATTCCTCTATTATTTTATAATTTGTTGATCTTTCATCTGCAAAATAATACTCCCTAAATTTATCCAACGAAACATGTACATTATTTACAAAAGTTAAATTATTGCCATCTTTTTCCCAAATTTCATATTGATATAAATCAATGTCTGTTGTATCTAATAATACACAATATTCATTTCCACCAACTTGGAACCGAAAACCATCTAAATAATGTAGACAAAGGCTTGAATCATTCACTTTTATAATCATATATTCCACCTACTTTCGATATTTATCTTTTTATTTTTTTTCATTATAAAAGATTATTCACTTTTATTTAAGTATGATATTTTTAATTATTTTTTGATACAATTAAATAATTTGCATTTTTACAAAAAAAAGCAGGTTGTCATGCTCTTATATGCTTTGTTGTCTAGTCATCTCTATCAAGCTATTTGCAAATATAGTAGGCAACCATACTTGCTCCAACAGAGACTAAAAAGTTGAAGAAAAACTCTGACACGTTCTCACCTCCTTCCCGTTACCGAGAGAGGAGTTGCAGAATAGTATATCCATTTTATCATAAAATCAAATGGACAAAAATAATAATTCTATAAATCAACTAATACCATAAAATATAATATTGTTCATCATTATTTTATCGCAAAATTTCTTCAAAAAATTTTCAAAAGCAGATAAAAGCTATAGTATTTTATGCATTTTCTTGAATTATTGCACCTTTATTTAAAGCAGAAATAACAATATAATCCACTCTAAACAAAAGCGCTTTTCGATTCCGACTGAGACCACCATTTGTCAAAGATTGCACCTAGCATTTGCCAGGTGCTTTTTTTATGCCTTATTTAAAGTATATTCCTACATTATGGTTATATTCAATATCATCAATAAAAGCGAATTCATTCACTCTTTTAGATAAAAGTTACAAAAAAACTACAAAATATTTTCAAAGCATATTAAAAACGGATAGTAAATTATCCGCTTTTTTTCATCGATTTCGATTGTTTTTATTTCCCTCTAAATCCACCATTAAATCAGGTGGTATGCTGAATGAAATATAAGACAATTATTATAGTAACTACGAGAATACCAACAACTAATTTGTATTTAGCATAGTCTTTCATTCCTTTGTTCACATCATTTAATTTTCGATTATCTTCATTCAATTTATCAATCATCTTTCTTTGTTCGTCTGTCATATACCACACCTTCTCTATTCACCATCATAACAACATCAACCGAAGCAACCTGATCACAATCTAATAAACATGGTCTAGCAACATCTGTCAT